TTGCTGGGTTAGTCGGCGTCGTCTTGCCTTTGGGTTTGATTTGTAGTAATCAGACGTGCTTTGAGCCATACAATCTCCGCTGTACCATTTCAGGGTCAATCTTGGGCATAACTGTCGCCAGCTTATCCAACGGGTTGCCTTCATATGCAACACCGCTGATGTCATTTTTGGCTAACCAGTCACAAGCTGCTTTGAGATCTTGTGTCGTGGCTTCACCGCTTTTAATACGTGCGAGGAATTCAGATGTGACGAGGTTGTGAAGTTCGTTAAACTGATCCTCAGTTGCTTTCTTCTTTGTCATCGGTTTTTTTCTTGCTGACTTTTTTAGGTGCAGGCGGACCGACAATTTTATACCGGCTTTCACCGGGTTCATGAATCAGATGGGTCTCTGCTTTTTGAGCGTCAGCTTCGGTAACATAAGTACCGAGCACCTTTTCGGTAAAGGTATCAATCAGCTGATAGGACATTAATCTTTATTAGTAAGGGATACAATTGGTACGATGTCATGACACAGTACCTCTACACGAGACCCAGGACGGAACGTAAATCCAGCCTTCATAATCTCGGTACATTTCAAAGCTCTTACAAGCTCATAGTCTAGCCTCAGTTTCTCCTCGTGTCGCTTAGCTATCTTCTTACATAACTCTGTCATACCACCGTCAAGCGGTACTGAGAAGTTAAGCTGCATACCGTAGTTATTGTTGCGAGTGTAGCCAGTAGGCAACGTATCATTACCCATGTAGAAGGGCGATACCGTCATAGTTGTCCCGTTACAAGAGTTACCGCCGGTAAACTGTTGTCTACTGGGTGCACCGTTGTTCTGGAACTGGACTGCTTGGTTTGTTACGTTGCCTGTAGCTGCTGCAATAGGATTAGCGTTGTTGCTAACTGTAGGAGATTCAGCAAATGCTGGACCTACTGAGAAAAGACAGAAAGCGAGGTAGTAGTAGAGGTAGTGTTGATGGTTCGATTGATGTCGGTTGTCTCGATAATTCCTGCTGCTCGTGTCACAGTCTCCAGTTGAAACTGTTCGCCAGCGGTTGTGACGGACCAAGTAGTCGAAGAATCTGTGATGTCGGCGCTGGGTGTTACGTTTGTTCCAGACCATGATGAGTATGCACCACCGTACACTTCAGTTGCGATAGTTTCGGTGATGGTTTGAGTGGTGGTTGTGGTAGCCTGCATACTACCTTGGGTAAACTGAGGAGTCACAGTTTGTGCCATCGCCCCAGCGGGAAACAGCAGAAGCAGAATTAGGAATTTCATAGTTGGTTTTTGTCCTTTTGATCTTTAGGGCGAGAGATTCCATACGATGCCAACGTGCCGCTCAGCAGTGAAGCTACGAACGTTGGATCCATCTTCTGTAGCATTCCCATGTATGATGCAGTCAGAACTCCTGCACTCCATACAAGCACAAGAGCTTTTACAATTTCATTGAAGAAATCATGAATGAAGTTCTTCGTTGTCTGCATGTTTCTGTTTACGGGTGAGTAGTTTCTTGATAAGAGGTTTCAAGACGCTCACTGTCCGTTTGAATACAGCAGTAGCTGTTAGGGTGGCTGCAACGGAGACAGTAGCTGTCGTTGTAGCCGTAGCCAAGATCTCGTTACTCGGTAAAGGTACAGTAATATCAGTACCAGGAATATCGACGTAACGGACTTGTGCCGGGACTGGTGGTGGTTTAGGAGGTGGAGGAGTTACAGGTTTAGGTGCTGGTTTCTCCTCCGACTTCTCCTCACTGTTAACACCGCGTACACCGGGAGGTGGACGAAGGTCGTTAGGAGGCACTACAAGCGGCTTGTAGGTGGGTAAAGTAGCTCGTGGGACCTCCAGTACCGGACGGGGTAGTAGAGGCGGCTCAGGGAGCCTTAGAACCGGCAGTACCGGTGGTGCTCCCAAGTCCATCAGCCGCCAAAGAGACCACGCTCGATGAAATCAACAGCTTGGTCGTCAACAGTGTTGTCAGATTGCTCAGCAAGTTTACGCAGCATATCGACGATAAGGCGCTTAACTTTGTCGCTACCAAGGAACGACATAAGAACAGGACGAATAAGGGTAATCATGCGAATACTCGGTAAGGTGAATTAGGAGTTACTTCAAAAGCTTCCCACCCCTCAGGCAGTTCTCCAACGTAGTTAACGTGGAAACCGTCAAGAGTGGTAGGTGCCACAACTTCATTACCCTCTTCATCCCACTCACCACCAACGGTGATAGAGCCGACAACATCAAGGGCGTAGTTGTGGGTATACTGGACCACCTTTTCTTCAGTGCCAGTTTCATTGCCTTCCTCATCGTAGACGGGAAGGTCAGCAGTAAAGCCAGCAGCACGAGCTGCCGTTAGCCAGGCGTTTTCATCCGCAAACCGGAAGAAAGGACCGATGGGCGGTGTGAGGATTTCTTCTTCCATGGTTAGGTAGTAATGGTTTGCAGGGTGTCGTTAGAAAGGCGGGTTGGCCAGTAGGTGAGGCGTTTGATGTGGCCGTTTAAGATATTGGTTCCAACATGACCTTGGCCAATGTTCAGCTGACTAATGACTGATGGGATATTTGGAGTGTCTGATGTAACTGTAGCAGCCCCATCTAAAGAACCAGCAGATCCCGTGGATTTATAACCACCACTAACCTTAAGTCCACTGCTTACAAAATTCCCAAGAATTGCTCTTCGGAAAGAACCAGCCTTTGTTACATCAAAATTGAATTGATTGGTTCCAGTTGAACCGGCTAGAGTTATTCGATTGTTATAGGTATTGTCACTAAAAGCGAACGGCACGAGAGCTTTTCCAGTTATTGGATATGGATAATTCTTAGCTTCAACAAACGCCGTCCCCTCACTCTGCTTATACCAGCTTGAGAAGTTCGTCCCCGTAATACTCGCCACGTCAGCAGCGCGGGTGAATTCCGAACCTTCGGTGGGGATGTAGCTGGTGGGGAAGGAACCGGCTTCTAACTGGGATCCCCAGAGGTAAACAGTGCCTCCAGATTCAGCAACTTGATCCGTGCCACTCCTAAGATCGTATCCCACATGCCAGTACGATGTAGATCCTCCAGTAAATGTCAGCTCAAATCGTTGCCATTCGGTTGTCAAAACACATAATTGGCTAGCAAAACCTCCACTTACCCTATAAAACAAGTAAATCCGTTCGCCACCATTCTCACCCTTAAGGTAAATACTTGCAGTATGTGTTCCAGATAAGTTGACTGCTTGTTTAAATACAGCGGCATACTTTTCTGCACCCGACACTGCAGGAAAAACAAATTTATCAGCTGTTAAAGCACCATCTGGAGCAATAGCTTGGTTCGCTGTTCTTATAACAGCAGTTCCAACATTTGATGCCAAAGAGTAGGATAAATTATCAAACTCCTCACTATACGTCAACAAATTCGTCCTACTTTCCTCCACCAACAACCCCAAGCTCTCACCCGTCGTTGGGTCGTGATCAAACCGTGGAGCACTGTTGATCGCGGTGGTGGTTTTGACGTATTGTCCGACGGTGCTGGATTGCTCTAGTTGGGCGCCCCAAAGTAAAACTGATCCGTTTTTAACAAGGAAACCGTAATCTTGACCACCAGATACATACTGTCTAGTGGCGTTAAAATCATAACGAACCCACTCGTCAGTTACTGATACTAACGGATCGGTACTTGCTCCAGTTGCCGTACCTAACCATATACTAGGTGCAAGGGTCGGAGTTCCTGAAACTCGTTTAGCATAAACACTAAGAACAAAGTCACCACCAGAAGTAAATCCTGCGTCATTACGCCAAACGTAGCCATCACCACTAGAATGAGTGACTAAGGTAGCTGTAGTAGAGCCATTTGGATCCTCTTGGTTTGCTGTAACTGTTGTACCAGAACGGACGTTCCAGCCGCTAAAACCAATGTTTTCGCTGTATTTAAAATAATTAGTAACCGCCGTTCTAATCACCCCATCGCCGTCAACATACGTTGCGCTACTTTGGCGGGTGTGGTCAACAAGAGTCTTGCCCGTAACACTGTCAACAAGACTCTCATTGCTTGAAAAATTAAGGTCAAGAGTGGGTTTAGCTCCACCAAGATCGTAGAGCTGGTCACCAAGACCATTATATTGATTGACTGAACTCGTCTTGGTTCCACTCAGTCTCATTAGTTCAGCTCCGTAACTTCAAGAGTTCCATTAGTAGTTCCGTTCCGCAGAACGGCAATGTTACCGCCAGGAGGAACGGCAAAGTCAAGACGTTCACCATTAGCGATAAAGTGACTGGTAGTAGTAGCAGTTTGAGTACCAGTACCAATGCTGAAACGAATATCAGCACCAACTGCTCGCATCGAAATACGGAAGACACCAGCAGTCAAAGCAGTGTTAGCTGAGGTGTTAGTAGCAGAGAGTTGGCGAGCAAGACCAGCTTGACCAAGAGGCTCTACACGATCAGTAAAATTAAGTTGTGCCATTTGTTTTTAATTAGTTGTTAGAAGTTACTTAAATCCCAGTCTTCAGGAATACCGTATTTAACCTTTAAATCTTCAATTTCTTGCTCGTCACACGGACGAATAGTAATTGTGGGATTAACTAGATCGTCAACGTCATTACCTGGCTTAAGTGCAAAGTAACCACGATCAAACAGGAAAACAGCTTCAGGGTTATGAATACCACAACCCCAAGACTCCATTGTACCTGTGCGTTCAGCTTTGTAGTACATAATTTCTATTATTTAATTGCGTGGAAACCATGCAAAGTGTTGATCGTGCCGCTACCATAATAATTAGCAGTACCACCACCGTACACAGTACCAGACTCACCAGCTGCTAAATACATGTCCTCGTTGTAACTGCTAAAGATCCAATCAGTAATTTTTTCTGGCTGGGTCCATCCAATTGCAAACATACGGATGTAATCTTCACTTGATTCCCAGTTATCTTCATGATCAATTTCTGCGTTAGAAATCGGAGGATCACTCGGCCAATAGCCTGCAAAATACAGTTGACCAAGACTATCTAGCATACAAATACGGGGACTATTACCTGACCCAGAATCGTTACCAAACACAGCAACAGGCACACCAAACGTATGCTTGTTAGTCCAAGATGACGAATACATCGTTTGATTACGGATTTCATTTGGACGAACGTTGTTTGTACCAGCTGAGTTCAGTTCTAGATCACCAAAGTCTTGGAACGTGCATTCACCAAGAAACCAATCACCTTGAACAGAAGCTGACGAAGTGTTAGACGTGTTAGCGTTACGAGCTAATTGACCATAATTATTAGCACCCCAACTGTAAACCTTAGGTTGGTTAGAATCACCACCATTAGTAATGACAAACCAAGTAGAATACCTACTACCAGCACACCAAACAGACACTGCTTTTTGGTTATCGCTTAGGTAAGTTGTGGTGTCATCAGTAAGACGTTCAAACGTTGTTTTATTTGCAGCGTTGGCAGAATCATAACGTCCAAGGTAAACACCGTAACTTTCACCTCCACCAGCTGAATAAAGAATACCGTCGGAATCCATCACCACTGTTTTAGTGACCGAACTATCACCACCAGTAGAAATAACGTGAGTAATAGTTTTATCTTGGATACCAGAACCAGTAACTGCTGTTGCTTCAACAGGTAGTAGCTTGGTAACAGTGTCATTCATCCCAAGCTGCCCGTAACCATTGTAACCCCAAACAAATAAACGTCCGGTGTTAGTAATAGCATAAACAGAAGTGTAACTAGGACCACCACCACAAGTAATGTAAACTACAGGTTCATTATCAAAGTAAACTTGATCAATCTGCCTAGCGTAGTAGTTATTAGTGGTGCTGTTATCACCAAGTTGACCTACATTATTATAACCCCAACGATACACCTTACCGTCAGTATCTAAAGCATAAACAGAATTAGTAGTAGTTACAGAGTCGGCGGCATTAGTAGCAACAACGTGTTTGATCTTGGGACGGTTAGCGCCAGTCAACGCAGTAGCACCAGTACTGTCGTAAAACTGTACGACCAGCGGCACAACCCCATTACCACCAGTATAACCATTACCGCATAATGAATACCCAGTATATCCTTGGGCAAACAGCATACCGTTTTCAGTCAGATACCAGCGGTTTGTATAACTAAACAAACAACTAATAATCTTTGGATATGTAGTCCTGTTAGTATATCCAAGCGATACACCATCCAAATCAGTCAACCACTTTGCTTCCGTAGATTCACCGGCTAAAGCAGCGTGGAACCAACGGGGCATCCTAGGTTGTGCAGCAGTAGGTTCGTACCAAGCCCAATCAGTATAACCAGCACCAGCAGAAAAATAAGTATAACCCTGTGTACCGTTGTGATATTGGTTACCAAAGGTATAAACTTTACCGTCAGTAGACGTGTAATTACCTTGGCGGAATCCAGTAAAATGACTGCTTAAGATATTACCCTTACCAAACTTGCTACCACCTGTATGTGTATTAGCAACAAGGCTACCAGTAAGCGTGTTATACGGACGACCAAACCCTTTAAACGGTGCAAACGGTGCTTCGATTGCCTTACTTGTTTCATCAGCAAGTTTAGCAATGGTAATTGCATCATCTGCAATCTTTGCGGTAGTAACAGCAGAGTCAGCCAAGTTACCAGCAACAATAGTTGCATCAGCAATCTTAGCTGACGTTACTGCGTCATCAGCAACCTTTGTCGTAGTTACAGCATTTGTTGCAAGTTTAGCTTCGGTAACTGCACCACCAACAATCTTAGCAGTGGTCACAGAGTCAGTAGCTAGTTTAGCACTAGTTACATTGTTAGCTGCAATCTTAACAGTAGTAACGGAATCAGTACCAAGTTTAGCTTCGGAAACTGCATTGTTTGCAATCAAATTACTGGTAATAGCTCCATCCGCCAAATCACCAGTAGAAGCCGCAACGGTAGCTGCTGCTGTTTCTTGAGCAACATAAAGCTGTTGCAAAAAGTTGTCATTAAGATCTTGTGCACGAATAGCAGAACCAGCAAAGAATGTAGCTGGTGGTGCGTCTTGGGAGGTTTGACGATAAATCCTAATCGCTACTCCATTAGCAGGAGCAGTGTTAAACGAGATAGTTGTAGCGTTGGCAAAAGAATATTCACTTGTAGCTTGGTCAACACCGTCAAGACTTACCTTAACGTTTGACTCTTCGAGATATGGAAATGTAAAGGAATACTCAGTTAATGAGCCATTCCCGGTGTATGTATTTTGAGTAGTTGCCATTACGTTACGTAATTAATGGGAATGGGTGGTTTAAGGGTTAGCCAGTCGGCGAATTTCTTCGACACGTTGTTCAGTCAAACGACCAATTTCTCGGGCACCTTTGACATCTCCACGACCCATCATTTTGTCAGCCAGTTGCTGACCGTAGATAGCTTCACGGATGTCAGGACGCTCCTCAAACAGTTTTGCTTCAGCCTTTTGCTTAGCATCACGAACGATACGGTTCAGTTCTTTGTAAAGATCAGACTTCTCATTCTTAATTTTAACTTCTTCAAAGGTAACACCAGAACGGCGGAACTCTTGCAACTCTTTAAGTTCAGTCTTAAAGCGTTCTTTGCCCATCATATTCTGGATCTTCTTATAAAGTTTCTGTTCGCCAACCAGTTGACCAAGACGTTCACGGGTAGGAGCATCATACTCATAACCACCTTCAGAAGAGAAGCGAAGGCGGCTTATACCGTCGAAACCTGTGCTTAACAGCCACTTACGCCAAGGCTCAGCACCAGCACTAACTTTGATAGGGCTAACAGCATTTAAGGTACGAAGGAACGGATTCTCGATGTCATTCAAGGCATCACCAGTCCACATGTCGATTTGCTCAGGCAAAGTGCTGGACAAACCAGGCAGACGGTTTTTGACAAGACCAATCATGTCATTATAAATATCCTTTTGTGCAGAGGTGATAGCGTTGCTAACAATACCAAGGTTACCAGACTGAGGGATGTAAGTGCGGATCATGTTAGCTTTTAAACGGTTCCAAGCATTCTCATCACCGTTAAGTACCGCCAAGAACGGCTCAACACCTTGTAGTGGGGTATTATTGATAAAGGTAGCAGAAAGAGTCCAACCAATTTTATCAACAAGATCTTCGGTAGCAGCTTGACCAATATCGTTTTGATAATAAGCCATGTCGCCAATCAACGTAAACAGTGGGTCAATCATGGGAATGCCTTTAAAGCTTACCCACTTACCACCAATGTTGATGGTCTTTTCACGCCAACCGTAGTTATCACGAAACTTTTGACGTTCAGATGCGTTAACAGGACCGTTGCCACGGATGTTGCCGCCCATAGCATAGCCGTACATGCTAAGAGCAGTCGTAGTACCAAGTACAACCCGACCTTTATACTCTGCTTGAAGCTTTTTATAGATAGCCATAGCATTGGGCGTAGCATCAAAGTTCTTGATACCGTGCTCAGCTAAAGCCTCTTTAATAAGATCGATATCATCACCAGCATTGATAACTTTAGCATACTTATTGATGCCAGGAATCATAGCAATGGGAGTATAAGACAAGTTCTGCTTAATCTCATTCATTGCCGTTTTCGGGAACATGAAGAAGAATTTAGTTGCAGGCACTTTTGTCACCGCTTGATTAACAAACGAAGCTACACCATCATCTAAGTTCAACGAAACTTCACCAGAAGCATTCTTAGCAGCTGCATCAGTCAGAACACCATTAGCATTAAACATAGTGCTGTAGTGTTTGCGTTCAGCTTTAACTAGCTGATCCGTATCAACCTTACCTGCTTTGCTAAAGGCATCATCATAGGCTCTTAACCGTGACAATTGAGTAGCTTGAATAGTATCACTGTAGGCGTCTACACCGCTCATACCAGTCATAGCAGTACGCATCCAAGGCATTTCTGCTACAGCTTGGTTAGCTTTCATCCAGTTATACTGGTATAGCTTACCGAAGTTTCCAGTACGTTCCCATTCACCTGCTGCTGCATCTAGCAGATCCCAGTCTTTAGTCTTCTCCATCTTATAGTCAGCACGAATCTGCTCCATCATGAAATCATAATCATGATGAACTTTCTTAGCTCGTGTGACAGCATCTTGTAGTGCACGACGTTGGGTCTCCCAAACACCACCATAGTAATACATGGCACGTTTAAGAGGTTCAACATCCCGTTCTATAATAGCTTCGATACCATGCCCAATCATACCTTCAATAGGTTGAAGAATAAGTTTAGACAAGTTACCTTTGACAGCATTCAAGGCAGAGGTTGCAGACAAAACATTGTTCATACCGACGCCCCAAAGGGTACGGGCAAACAAGTTCATTTTACGTGGATCTGCACTTATCAACATACCCATAGGAGAAACTTGAGTTTCTGCCCACTTCATCATTTTTTGGATGGTATCCACATCACCATTGCTGTTGCTAAACGCTTCAAACAACGGTTTAACCATCTCAGGATTCTCTTTACCAAGCCTACGAAGTTCGTTTACAAACCGTTTAACACCAGCATGTTTGGCGTTAACAGCTTGACTAAACTCTTCGTTAATAAGCTCAGCAAGTTCACCAGGAACATCAGACTTAGTAAGACGTTGGAACCAACCTTGGTTTTGCAGCAGCCAACCAGAGATATACTTGTTGATACCGTGCTCATTCATCAGGAATTCAAGCTTATCAAGAATCACTTCTTGAACACGATCATCATCAACAAACTCACGGAACTGCTTTTGTGCATCAGCAATGGTTGCAATCTCACGACCAAGAGTGTCCATAACACGGGCACTGGTTTGAGTTACATCCCGACCAAGATACATGTCTACAAGGTCACGAATAGCAACACCAACCTGCTGGTTCTGGATAGGGTTAAGTGTGTCAACCACAGTTCCATCAGCAAGAGGAATTGTCATGCGATTGTCAACAAACATCTCACGGACTTCCTTAGCATCACCAGCACGGATAATGTCTGCATAGATTTGATCATATGCATTCTTCATCTGTTTGCTAGTCATGCGGAAACCGTCTACAACCGCATCAAAATCACCTGCATCACGAGCTGCCTCAGCCAGACCTTGCACAGCTTTACGGGATTGTCCTAGGACGTTACCCTGCCTCAACATAGGACCAGACAAGATAGGAGCGGGATCACCAATAGAACCTCCCATCTTAATAGCAGCAGTATCTGCCATGTTCCTAGCTACGTTACCAGGAAGCATGGTTTGACGGGCAAGTTCAGCAGGAGATGCAAGACCAGGGGTAATCTCAGGGACATATTGTCCATACAGTTGAGGTTCAGCTTCCAACTTAAGGATAGCCTCTTCATCAATCTGAGTACGGCGAGACTCCTCAGCAACTTCCAGATACTGCTCCAAAGGTTCTTTGGTCGTAACATCAGAAGCGCCAGTCTCTTCAACCTGCTTAATCAGCCGCTCACGTTCTTCAGTGAGAACCTTAGTATTAGCTTTACTAGGTTTAGTAGCAAGAGCTTGATCAATTTCTGCAATACGAATTACAGTTTCAGGATCAGTTTTAACAGCTTGAGCAGCCTTGTATGCCTTAGCTGCTTCATCCTTAGCTTCAAACCAACTCAAAGCCTTTCGACCACTGACTAAACCGATACCAATAATATCACCCACAAAGCTCTGACCAACTTGGTCTAGCATGTTCTTCAGGCGAGTCTTAGCGGGAGATTCATCATCCTTGTGCACTAACCACGAAGGCATAGGCAAAATACCATTAGGTCCAAAGACGCTAGGAAATGATTCAGCAGCTTGAGTAGGAAGGTTTTCCTTTTCAAGACCTTGATCGCTAAGACCGATAATAGCAGCATCAGCACCGGCAACACTGGCAGCACCGATACCAAACTTAGTCATAAATGGAAGCTTAGTAGCCGCCAAACCAGACGTGATTTTACCAGCAGCAAACATTGAAGGCAATGCTACTGCAGCAAACTTACGAATCTGTTGAGCGCCAGGAGCTTCAAGTTTAGTAGCTTCATCCCACTGACGGTTGATACCCTCAGCGTTAATACCCACACGGTTAGCAATAGAAGTAGCAGCATCAACACCAAAGTCAATAAGACCCATACCAGCAGCACTCATCTGCTGCAGCATGTTAGTGTAGTGAGTACTAACTTCTTCACCAAGCGTTTTATTGGGATCACCGCTACCGTACATGAAACCGTAACCACCTCCACGATACAAGTCTCGGTATTCACGTTTAATGTATTGGTTACCATTAATCTCTTCAAGATGATCCTTTTGATAGGTTACACCACGAAGAGTAACAGTCTCAGGCTCAGGAG